TATGCTAAAACTTAAATACATAAATAACTTTATCATCTTACATGTTACCTCGCAAGGGTTTTTCGTACTTCTATACAATGTTCTGTGCGTTTTATTATAAATTTACCTTGACGCATTAATAAAGTGTCGTGCTCTGTTATATGTTTACAGTATTTACATTTTATTTCTATTATACCGTCTCCATTTGTTCTTACTAATAATCTGTTACAGTTATCACATAAATGGTCTATACAGGTTTTCTGGAAAGCCTGACCTCTTGGGCCTATTCCTGGTTCTGTTCTTAGCGGATAATTTATGGTTCTGCATTTAGGGCAAATTATTTCAGCGTCTATATCTCCCGATGCTTTATATAACAACCCTTTACATCTGTAACATCTATTCTCTTGTAGCTCTGGCATATATTTTTAATTATTTTTTAGAAACTATTTTACCTGTAAGGCCTAATTTAAGCCTTAACTGAACATAACCCTCATCTGTTAACTGCTCTCTTGCTAACTCTAAGTATCTATCTAGCATAAAATCTGGAACACCTTTTATTTCTTCGTATAGGTTACCAACATTTTTATCAGCTCCTACATTACTTTCTCCTCCTGCCCAAACATTATTTGGATTCACACATACACCTATATTAGTTTTACTTGGTTTGTAAGAATCATCTTTTGCTTTAAAAAAACTATCATAAATCTCTTTTATACTTCTATGACTTTTAATATAATTATTTGCTAAATTTCCTGATATATCATACTCAATATGACACTGGCAATAAACATGTAGTGGTGCATAAGTAACTTCCATTCCTCCTGCTTTAAAATTTTCTTTAATAGGTACTGTCTGACCATCTAAAGACATACAAATTGGGCAAACTCTATCTGAACCAGAGGTTAGCCAAGTTTTTGTACTAACTCCGTTCATTATAGCTGTTTCATACTGTGTGTACTCTGCAATAGACTCTGTTTCTGTAGCTATTATTCTTTTGGCTCTATAGTCAGCTATTTTTATACCTGAATTTTGAAGACGTTTTAGCATTGTACTCTTATTTTCTTTTAAACTTATACCTCGTGCAATTTCATTTGCTAAATTCTTTTTAGTTACTTTATCTAGTCCTTTTATTAGTTCATTTACCCTGCCTGTTATTTTAGCTTTTAAATCTTTATTAGATAACCTGAAAGTAATTGGTTTAGGAGTAGGTATTTTATCTATTATGCTTTGTCCGCCTTTATTTGCCATCTGTTTTAGATAATCATTTATCAGACTTCTGGAATTATAATAACTTCCAAATGACTTCATATTTTTATCTACTCCTCTATTCAGAAATAATAAAAAAGGAGCCATTTTTAAAGCAGTCTCTCCTACCATAAATTTGTCTTTGCCCTGCTGTTCATTTTCCAGCCTTTTTAATTCTTCTATATTACGAACCTCTTGGTCCTCATCAGGTTGCTGAACCGCTTTATTTACTACTATTTTAACGCCGTGTGGTTTAACAAAATAATCTTTATATCTGGCGAATACTTCATTTATAAATCCTGACAATAAAACATCGTTCCATTGCTCTAATAATATTTTTGCAATAAATTTCTCCGTTTCTTTATACTGCTTTGTCCGTGCCAATGTACTAAAGAACTCGGCATCTTGATTCGGCATTTATTTATATAGTGGTTTAAAGTAAGGCTTCTTATTTTTCTGTGCTACAGGTTCCTGCATAGTATTATCTACTGAAGCAGTACCTGTTGGAGCAATATCTTCTTCTGGAGCAGGAGGCATACCATAATCTAAAGTATCTCCTTTACCTTCTTCTGAATAAGCATCAAAGCCCTCTCTTTTTGCTACATCTTCTGGAGGTATTACTCCTATGTTAACGTATATCTGGTCTATTTGAGCCTGCTGTAATTTAGAGTTCATGTCAGAAAGTCTTTCAAATTTAAACTCTACATCTGTCCAGCCTTTTGGTACTAATATTTCTCTATTAAAATAATCTTCTATTAAAGCAAACATATTTGCCACCCCTCTTGCCTGTGTTAACTGAGCCTGAGTAATTGAAGTCGCACGATTTACGTCTCCTGTTATATTAGCGTCTAATGATGTTAAACCAAATGCCGCTAATTTTAATCTTGATAACCAGTCAACATACTTCATATACTGCATGTCTTTATTAGAACCATTGAAAGATGTGTATTTTTTAGGGTTGTCACTACCCCATACGAATTTTAATTTCTGGGTGTTATTTACTACTGTTGCGTTCCATAATGCTATAAATCCCTGGGCTTCTTCTGTATTCATATTTCCTAAATCTAATATTCCAGGAGGGATATTGTCATTTCCAAACATTTTGGCATTATATAAATCTGCATTTAATGATGCCTGTACTGTTAACAGAATCTCTTCAATAGATGACCTTCCATAGCCGTAATACCTAATATCATTCTGGGGGTTCATCATTATATAAATAATCTCGTTCGGTTTAAATTCAGCTACTACTTTATTTTCAAGAACCTGTACATAACCCCCTATTTCTCCGTATTTATTTATTAAAGGTCTGAAAGTTGCTCCGTCAGCACTTGTTAGTTCTACTGTTTCTCCTTTAGAATTAGGTATCTTCTCGCATACCCCACAATCACATACCAGAATATCTTCTACCAAAGAATCTAGTAAACTTCTTAAATTATCTCCTTGTGTATTTACTAATTCAAAAAATTTACTTGCTTCTATAATATGGTTCTTATCATATGTATCTATATATAATTTTCTGGGTACTATAGCCCAACCTGCCTGACTAACCGCTTTTTTAATTGTATTTATACAAATTCTGATAATTGTATCACTAGAAGCAATTAATCTTAACTGGTCAAAAGATATTTTAGAGTTTTTAACTAACCCTACCTGTGCGTCACTTAGATAAACTCCTGGATAGGGGGTATTTCCTAATTGTCTCGATATTGCGATTGATTTTTGCTGCTTACTGAATAAATTATTTGTTATTCCTGAACTCACTGCTGTTACAAACTTGTTTAAAATATTTGGCATGGTATAAAATTAAAATTTTTCATACTTCTTAAACTCTTGCATATACTTCTCTTTTTCTACTACATAGTATATTTCTTCATTCTTACGATTAAAAAGTATCTTTACGTACAATCCTTGGTCACTAGAAGGAAATTCATTTAAAAACTTATTAAGGGCTTCTAATTCTGAAAATCTATGTACCTGCATAATTTTTATACTTATATAACTATATTTTATACCTTTATCTGCCTAATTTAACAAGCCTTTGTTTAACATGTCTTGTAAGTGCTCATAGTGTTTTTCTTTTTCTTTTAACTCCATATTAGTAGTCATACCTGCTGTATTTATATGCTCCATATTACCCGTAGCCATACCCATTTCTCCTCCTGTATCTTTTAAACAATTAAAAACTGCACCACAGTTATGAACAAAAATGCCACTGGATAATGCTAAGTTATTATAATTTTCAACCTGTAAATCATACACCTCCTCTATTCCTAGTATTTCTAAAGATACTACTTTATGATTTTTTATTCCTAAACGTTTATTCAAAGTTCCTAAATTTATACCTAATATCTTACATACTTCTTTTTTAGTACTATAAAGAGTCATTAATTCTTCAATTCTTTCTTTTGTTATTTCTTTTTTAAACGTGGGGCAATAAATTCCTTTTCTACTATAAAAATTTTTATTAAAATCTCTAAAATTTATACCTGCCTCTAATAAAGCTCTCCTATAACTTCTCCAGCCACATTTTAAGTATTTTCTAATACTATTTTCTGAATGACATCCTTTATCCACAGCCTCTAAAATTTTAGAATAAGTTACATCTTGTCTATACTGATAATTATTCTTGCCTGACAATCTTTCTTTATGCTTTTTTATAAATTCAGAGTCTTTCCACAATCTCCCCATAACCACTTTGCCATTTCTGCTAAATACTCCGTCTTTTCTTAATTTTTCAACCCTTTCTTTTGATTTATTATATTTAGTAATATTTATTCTACCTGTTATTTTACCTGTTATAGAGCTTCTTTGTTTACAATTTTCTCTAAACTCTGGGTTCCCCCATTGAATCTTTAAATTTACATTACCTAATTTATTATGCAAGTCTCTATGTTCGTCCCAGCCTATTACCTTTAAATTATCAGGAGTATTATTTTGCTTATTTATATCTATATGATGTATTACTTGCCTAGTTTTAACATTATTTTTATAAGCAAACCCAAAAACTTGTTTTGCTACTTCTTGATGTGTATATAAATACTCTCCTTTACTATTATCTAAGTATTTTATGTAACCATTTAAACCGTGTTTAGAATTAGCTACTGATACTTCTTTATATAAAGGCATTAAACTATCCCCCGTCACTAAATTACTTGCTTCTACATAACTACCATTTCTTAACATTATTTTATGGTCTTCTGAGCAGCTAAAATATTTTCCATTATCTAATAGTATCTTAACTACTCTTTTACTACCAGTTTTATGAACATTAAACGCTTTACCAAAAGTAATAGTACCGTTAGGTAGACAAGAATATACATAAAACTCCTTACCCACTAAATCTTTTATAGGTATCTCAGTACCATTTAATAAACTTATTTTTGTATCTCCCGCTAAACATAAAGCATCTGAACAATCTTTTGAATTATGCACGAATATACCGCTAGTTAGAGCAAAATTATGGTATTTTTCAACTGTAATATCCCACACATCTTCTCTATAATTTAATTTTTTAATTCTTAAAATCCTATGGTTCTTTTTCTGCCCTCCTTTTAGTTTTATTCTCTTCATTCGCTGGTAATGCATTCCGCACAGTCCTTTAGCACTGTTTAAATTTAAACAACCTTCAATACTGCAAATCTCCTTACCCCTTTTTATCTTACCTATATCTAGTAAATTTAACATATTCAATCTACTTTTTTCATTGCCACCATTCTCTCTATATTTTCTATGCCCCTCTCTTAATTTTTGAACATAAAATTTATCTTCCTTATGTCTTTTTTTAGTGTGAAAAAAACCATGCTCTTCTTTACTTAATAGAATTAAATTTTTTAAAGTATTATTTATTTTATTACCATCTATATGATGTATTACTTTATCTTTAAGGTACTCTTTACCATAAATATCTTCCATCACCATTTTATGTGTAACTATTTTACCTTTTTTTATACACGAAACTGTTTCGTACCCAACCCAACCGCCTTTTGCATATACACTCCTTCTAAAAGGCTTTAAACAAATATCGGTAGTTAAATTTTTTGCTTTTACCCATTCGTCTTCGTAAGTCATAAATAAATGGTCAGGAGTGCACCTAATAACCTGAAAATTATCTAAAATAATCTCTACTAATTCAGAATCTTTTTGAGTAATTCTTGAATTTTTAGCTTTTCCTACACAAACACCCTCATCAGACATACTATACACTTCAAATTCCTCATCTTTTTTAAATCGTTCTGACAGTTCTTTAAATGTAGGAACAGTACCATCGAGTAACGCCACCCTTGTATCTCCTGTAAAACAAAAAGAAGGTGGGTGGTCTATTTTACTTGCTTTACTTATTTCTAACCTGCTTAACTCTTCTAATAAAATTGGCATTTTATGGCATTTAATACGTTCTGAATAAATTAATTCTTTTAAAGTCTGGTAAGGTTCCACTGTTCGGTCTACTGATAAGTATTCTGAACGTACTCCTTTACTCCTTAATAACTGCATTGAGTCCGCACTATTAAATGCGTCTAGAGTTACTACTTTTATATTAAATCCCATTGCTTTAAGTGCATAAATTTTGTTTCTAACATCACTGAAGGATATTTCTCCTGTATGACCTGCTCCTATTCGTTCTACTAAATCTACTTCAACTGTTTTATATCTTTCTTTTGTTATAGCATTTTCTCCCCAACCTCCGAAATGTACCATACTCAATCCTGCAAAATCTCCCTGTCCTTTTTTATTTAAAGCTAAGTCCAAATGTATGTAATAATTTGCTCTTAATGGCATTTCTGAAAATTTATAACTACCATCTTTTTGTAACGGGTTTTCCTGCTCAGTAAACATACGTTCTATTATCTCTCTATGTGGCATAAATGCCTGAATTGCTTTACTTGGAACTGCTGCAAAGTCTCTCTTAGCTTTATCAGGGTCTTGTATAAATGCAGTCTTATAATCATTAGGTATTTCCCAAACTGGTTTATTAGCATCAAAAGTATCTTCTGCCCTATCTATAATACTATTTATATCCGAAGGTTCTGAATCCAATATAATACTTTGTCTGTTATTAAAATAAAATATATCTGTTTTGTAATCTTTATTTAAAGGTTTCATTTTCCATGTAGGCATTTGAGTAGAAAATATTACTCCTGGGAAGTTTTTAGCTTCTTCTAATTTTCTCATAACAAAATCACCCTCATATAACGGAGAAGAAATCATAATTAGTAATCCATTTCTTGGGAATCTTGAAATTATACGTCTCTGAAGTGCTGTGTATATTTCTTCAGCTAATTGCTTATTCTCATTATCCAGATAAAATGCTGCCTCATCAAGAGTGGCACAAAATATATTAAATCCAAGTGGCGTGGTCGCCTTACTATTACCTGCTAACAACAGTATATTTGAATCTAAAAACTTTATACTTCCAGCTAATATACTAGGATTAAATCTACTAAAAAAAGGACTCTTCTGAATAAATGACCTGATACCTGCAAACCCTACTTCTAACGCTTGAGTTGCTGTAGTGCCCATATTCATTAAAGTAATAGGTTTATCTTTAATTAAATGAAATGACCAGTGGGGGTTTCTCATGCATAGTAACTCATGTGTTTTATAGCAAGTTAATAAATTAGATGAGAGTGTTTTTCCTCCACCTATACCGCATACTGCTATCGCTTCTCTATAATTTCCTTTTAAAATGGCATTACACATTTTCCTTACTTCTGGATATACTAAATTTCCTATGCCTAAATAGGCTGGGTTATCTATGAAAGTATCAAAAGATACTCTTGGATACCTCCATTTTTTTCTATACCTGATGTACTGCTTTAAATACATTACATCATCGGCATTCTGTATTATTTCAGCATGTAATTTAATAACTTCCCGCTGAGTATCAGTAGAAAATTTTTCTAAAGTTTGTGGTAAACTTGATATAAAATTACTCATAGCTTAATTTATGGCCCTTCTTATTTTGAGGACTCTTCCTCTTCTCTTAGTTTCTTTTCCAGCAAATCCAATCCCTCTAAAAACTCTCTTATTACTACTGGTTTTTCTTTTCTAAATTCTGTTGTGGCAGAATCATACATATTATTTATATTATTTTGCTGAATATTTACTAGTAAACTAGGTCTTCCTAGGTTCCAGTTCTGTACTTCAGCATAATCCATCTGCATTTTATGTAATTTTTCTAGTGCATCAGCATACTCAAACGGTTTCCAACCTCCTATTTGTATAGGTTTTCCTTGGCTGTCATATAAAATACGAGCTTTATTAGTATTTGCTATATGTACTGATAATTTCTCCATATTAATTTCCATCTGAGTTAGTAAAGCCGCCCTCATCTGGTCGGAATGGTCGTAATCCTGAATAGATAAGACTCTGTTCGTTCTGTAATAATTTGCTATGTCTTTATCTACAAGTTTCTGAGAAATAACCCCCCAACCTCTGGTTTTTGCCTCTGAATTTATCTGCTTTAAAATAGTGGCACTACTCATACCTGCCTGTTTCAGCATAACTTCGTATTCCCGTCTCTCATTTACAAGAGTTATAGGAATAGAATTTCTACCTATTTTTTTAGGATTCTCTAAGGTTGCCATATTTTTATATTATTTTATAATCAAACCTATTATGCATAATAGGTTCATTTTTTAAAGTATTTATTGTAAAACCTCATTAATACAGTAGCTAATTCATAATCAGTTACAGAATCTCCTTCAAAATTATTTAAAAGGTTGTTACTCCTAGCCCAATTTACTGCTGAAACGGCCCAAATGGGAACTCCATTTACTTCTGGGTCTTTTCCATAGTTCTCCAGCTCTTTAAATAACCATTCTTTCGTTACAGCCGCTCCTGGGCATGTTTTAGGGTCGAAATCTCTGTGAAAGAATATATGGTCATTATCTATGCCTAATCTTGCCATCAGTGTCTTAATAACAAATAAAGTATTATCCAGAATAGCACCTGAAGGTTTAACAGTATCATAATCACCTACCATTTCAATACCAATAGAATATTCTTTTAATTTTAATAGCATAGTGCCGTTTCCTTCAACGCCCATAAAACCTTTAACCTCTTTACCTGTTATTTTATTTACATAAGTAGCATTACCTTCTGAAGCATGAATACCCACTTTATACATGTCTGTAAATAACCAAATACCGTCTGAACCAATAAATAAATGTGGCCCAGCACTCCAACCTTTGCCTTCATAATAAGTTTT